GCAGAACCAACCAATAAATCTCGCTTCGCCTTCGATCCCATGCTGTTAAAATACATCGGCGTCTGACCAAGCATACGCAACTTAACACGACCCTGCTTTAACGCATGAATCACAATGTCATTAGATGCACTCTTCTTAATAGCCATTACTTCTTCCTTCCTGTTAAAAATTCTGTCCATATATCGTGTATATGCCTATGTGTGGGATTATGTCAAGCGTTTAGCATATTATTATTATTTTTTAGAAAAATTTTTTTTGAGGAACCGTGCGTGGGGAACTTAGTGTAAGCTGCGCTTACCCGACGTTTCTGTGCAGGGGTGGTGCCGCTTGCGCCAGACCCGACCCGATAAAACCGTTTATAATCAATAGGGTACCTGCAAAGCCAAACAATTGTTTGGGTTTGGCATTGCGCACGAAAAAGCCCAGCGCAAAGGCTGGGCGTTTCCGATTGGTGCGGGTCGCACGGTTTATGTAATGCCAGAAAACCTCGTTGCGCGACTAGGCGCGGCAATTTGTGGGCGCGGCAATTCATTACGGAATTTCAATTCGACATACTCAATTGTGAGCTTAGAGCCAAAGCGCGGTGTTGTGCATTTGGGCTTGCCGTTTGATTGCGCGGCGCGGCGCTGGGCGCGGTTTGGTTTGGTGTTTTGCATTGTGTAATCCTCTCAATGTTGGCGATATTGCCAGTGATAGGGACGCGCTGGGCGTCCCTACTGCAAGCGATACCTAGGAGCGTTCTAGCTCATCCATCCTGTTGATCCACCAGCCGAAATGTTCCTCTGACATTCCACCCCATATGGATTTGTTCACGCTATTCTGTAGCGTTTTAGGGCCTTCAGTCTCCACCTGATATGTGCGCAGCACTTCCCACGCACAGTAGTCATTCCCATCGCCATATGTACCACCACCAGCTTGCTGAGTGTGTGTGACAACAGCGTCAGCATGTCCTAAGCGACGGCGAATTTCTGATGGATAACGTCGCGCGCTATTTTCGGAAACTCCTGTGCGCATCATTATTTCGCCGCACGAAATGCCACCCTCTGTGCGCATCCAATCATACACAACTCTAATTCTGTGTGCCTGTGGATCAAACAAATCTTGACCTCTGAGCGGTGTACTGCGTGTTTCTGTGGTGGTGGCACCTGCAAAGCGTTGTGTGCGTGTGTAGTCCACTAGGTTAAGCACGAACGCGATCCAAGCGACGCAACGGTCGAATTCTATTGTGCCAATTGCCTGACGAAATTCTATCGTGCCTTGTTGTGTCCAAGGCTCTAGATTGATTGTCGAAAATTTGCCGTACGTTGCACGCAATAGACCAGTGATTGATGTTTCATCGATAATGGATGAAATCGCATTGTCTACACGATCAAGATCCAATGGCGAACACATGCCATTGTCGGTGCGCGATGGTGGCTGCATGCCATTAACGTCGTTCTGTTGATATGTATAACGGTGGACAATATCGCCTAACTCACTGGCTGGCATTGGATCACCTAATAATTCAGGGTGATCTTGAAAGATTACGCGATTGGTGCGTTCTGTGTGGTCAATAGATCGTTGCGCAAAAGCGTTTGCGCTATCCATATCTGTTACGCCTACAATTGGCGCATTTGAAACGTGAACATGTAAACCGCACCCTCTGTGTCCATCACCACCAGCAGAGCGAATTGAGTTTAGAACATCTCTCATATAATCGTTTGCGCGTTCGCATGCTGGCAATGGTGGCAACACAGCCTCATTGTCTACGTACTGCGATGCGTCTCTGACGTTTCTTACACCGTGTACCCCATCACGCGACATTTGCGCATCTGTGGCGCGTGTTCCTGCGCCGTGTGTTTCTATCTCCGCACCAAATGCGTGAAAGTTTGTAAACCCTGTTGTTGTTCCATTGTAGAGATTGACTGGCATTTTCTTATCCTATACTAAAGGCTATACGGACCATTCCGTGTCGCTCTTTATATATATAACCCTATTTTCAACCTACCTGTCAACACCATTATCACGAAATGTTTCAACCTGTAACATCAAGTGATTAAAATGAGAACAAAACGTCAACCTGCATTTTCATGACCTAGGTATAGGCAAACGTCTAATGGGCTTCTATGGGGCTATTTTCGGGGTGTACGTCAATTTCTATATTCAATGCCATATTCAATGCCAACACAAAAGAACAAAGATAGAACGCGCTTTTCATTGGTTTAAAAACTGACTGACTAGTCAATTTACTTACTAACGGTCAATATTTAAAACAATATGTCAATTTACTTACCATTGGTCAGTTTTTAAAACATTATGTCAATTTACTGACTAACGGTCAGTTTTCAAAACAATAAGTCAATTTTCTTACCATTGGTCAATTTGCAAACCATTAGTCAGTTTTCAAAACATTCAGTCAATTTCCAAACCGTTGGAAAGCCGAACAATTGTTCGGGTTTGTATGTGCGTGGTGGTGCTGCGGATACAAAAAGGGCCGAGGTATATAATACCCCGACCCCGATCCCGATTGATCCCGACCCGATCCCGAAGGCCCGACCCCGAAGAGTCAGGCCCGACTGTTACGCTGGTTCCATCTCATTCAAAACCTCATGGGCATGTTCAAGTGCCTCTTGTTCCGTATCTATCCCGTAGCAAGTGAAGCAATGGTAATCGACCCACCGCCCCCCGATTGGCATCTGAAAGTTAAAAGTTGCGGCCTCGTTCCACTGAATCCGCATATGGTTGTCGTTGTGTTCTAGTTCCCAATGTTTCATATCTTTATGCCTTTATTGTGTGAGCAAGTGTCACGTTTGCGCTGGTGTTTGGGTTGCCGTTGTTCTCAATAAAAGTGTACTTGTGGACGTTGCAAGCCAGTACACCGAAGCGTTGGGCGTCATGGTACTTCATAAAGCTAGGCTCTTCATTCATATCTACTGGTTCAGAAGTGCCGTGTTCTTTTGCCATATATTCGCAGAACTCTTGAAAAGGCTTTTCATCTTCATATTCAAAGCCAGAAGTGTCATCATAGAACAGCGCGGTAGCCCAGAAGTCAGGCAATTCGTAAGTAACTGTTTTCATAGCGTATCTCCTTTTTGCTAACACCTATATAACATGAGTCAACTACCAGGTCAACAAGTATTTTAAATAAATATACCCGGTACAATTTAACCGGGCCGGGCGACTCCGGGCGCTCCGGGTGAGTAAACACGAACAATTGTTCGGGTTCTCTTCCGGGCAAAAAAATACCCGGTGAATTAACACCGGGTGAAAGTTTATGCGACTTCTGTTTTCCCCGCTTCGTTTGCCGCAACCCGAAGGCAATAATCATCAAGCCCGAAGTCCCGATACCCCTCTTCGATCATGTCGAAGTAGTGCTGACTTGGAGGCCCGACATAGTTTTTATTATTCATTTCATACACTAACCAGCCGCCGTTAATCTTCCGACGATTGTAAAGCGTTGGATAACCTTCCAATATATCCAGTGCTTTTAGGCAGCTAGGCGTGATGGCCCATAGCGCAACGGGACAAATGCTGTCCCGATCCCGAACAATATCAGCGACCCCCCGAAATACTAGCCGAGTATCTGGCAGATAGAATCCGCCCATCGGTTTAGCTAACGGGCAACGTGCTTCCATTGCCCGACGATTCGTATTCATGCCATAGGCCATGTAAAGCATCATGTTTACACCGACACCGAGAATTTATACATCGGCAATGCGTTTACAAACACCATGCCATCTTTTGTGTGGCCCCCAATATATTCGCCTTCCCAACCGAGAACCGCTGCAAGCTCATTGGCAGCTTTGGTGTGGTTTGTCTCAACGTCATCTGAAAAGTTTCTACCGATAGTCACTGTCTTATGACCCCCAGTGTGCGTGGCTTTATAACGCGACCCGCGATTTTCTGTTGGGCCTAGGTATTTAGTTGTGATCGTTTGCATATCATTCATCCTTTTGCTACTTGTACTGAATGTGTATCCCACATTATCCCACATGTCAACAACTAAAATAATAAAAAGCAAAAAAAAATCCCCCGCCTTTGCAGTGCGAATCCTAGCCGAGCGGGGGTAGTTGTTGAGTCAAGAGGAGGTAATGCAGCGCCAAGATGCCTGACCCCGGCCCGTTTGTCAAACGCGAACAATTGTTCGGGTTGTGATTACCGGGGGTCAAGGTCTGTCAACGGTTGACCCCCCGGCGCTACCCGGAACCCGGAGTGTACCCGGCATGTTCCCCGGAACCCCGATCCCGAACAATTGTGCGGGTTCCCCGACCCGGCCCGATCCCGGCCCGATTGTAGGCAACCGGGGGCAAAAGACTTAACATAATACTTGTTTGTGAGAGGGGGGCTACAGAACCCGAACAAGTCTTCGGGTATCCCGACCACCGAACAGCCCGACTTGGCCTTCTGAGGGCCTTCAGATCGCCCCGATGGTGGCTCTGCGGCCCTACCCGCCAAGCCCAGCGCCGATCAGTGCGGCTTTTCGCTAATTTCTGTTAAGTGTTCGGGTTCTACTGGTTCAGGTGTTACATCGATCATTCGGCTTTTAGCCCGATCCATGATGACTTGCAGTTTTTTGGTTATTTCGTCTTTATCCATGCTGTCTATTTTTTCGTGTGTTACGTGGCTGCGGTTGACCATGAGTCCTGTTACTTTGAGGCGCAGTTCTTCTGCTTTGATTGCTGCGCTATAGTTACCTGCGGCCCATGCTTCATCGCGGAGCATCTGCATATCCCGAACAGATTTGGTTATGTTGACCCCATACTTTGATTCTAGTTCGACGCGCATTTCTTCTAGGCGTTCCCGAACGTGTGGCGTGTTGAGAAGTTGCACGGCTTGTACGTTTGGGTGTTTGTATCCTGCGGCTCTAGCTGCTGCTGTTTGTGTCATGTCTTTGTGCAGGAAGTTATTTAGGAATGTTTGTTGCTGCGGTTTGAGTGATGGCCCGTTTGGATTTTTTTCCCCGACTTTTGGCATGCTGCGAATCCCTGCTGTAGTGTCCCCGATCAATAGCACATTATCCCACAAGTGCGCAAGTCTTTATCACGGTATTGCCGGCATTAGATTAACATCAAGGGGGGGTAGTATATATACCCCCCTGTAAAGGGGGTACCGTGCTTACCGTAAAATAACGCATTGATTTTATTCAACAATCTACGGTAAAACGGGTTTTTACCGTGCTTACCGTAAATCGTTAACTCATTGATATTGTTTAACATTCTACGTTACGTTAAGCGCGGTAAAATTTAACGTAGATTTTTTTACCGTAAATTATCCAATGAAATCAATGGGGCGCTTTTTCGTGAAAATGGCTATTATTTTATTTACATTTGCTATTGACACTGGGACTTTCTGGGATTAGGTATGGTGTTATCTTTTATAGCAAAAGGAAAATGACAAATGAAACCACAAGAGTTTATTGCGAATTACCACGGCGATCTAAAGTATCAGTTCGACCAAGACGGCCTTGAGTACGTCAACTGCAACTCATGTGCCACGCCGTATTTTGAAACTGAAACCGAGTTCAGACGGTATATGTCGCAACTAGAAGCAACCATTAAACTGATGGGAGAAACCCAATGAAGCAACAAGAGATATTTGACGCAGCTTCGGTTCATTTGATGGGCATGGATGGCCCGTCATTGGATGAACACAATGACGCTTGCGTGTACCGTGGGTATGGCGAGGATTGCGAGCTAAACGGTCAAAAGTGTGCTGTTGGCTTGTTCATAGATGACGAGCATTACAGCCCTGATTTAGAGGGTCAAGGTATAAGCGGTGGACAGGCTGTTGCTGACGCTGTTGCGAAGTCGTGGGGTCAAGATGATTTAACTGTCGATCAGATACGTTTGTTGTCTGACTTGCAGGACGCGCATGATGAAACGTCTAGGGGCAGTTCGTTAATCCCTGACCATACTTGGTCTAAGAACATTGTTTCCGCTTTAGACGATGTAGCCACCAAGTTCCACCTACGCTTTGATCCAAAGGGGGCCAGCGCATGAGGTATGATTTGAAAGACATGGCGTGGTCGGTAGTTGTACTGCTGACCATTGCTGCAATCACATTCGTCATTTTGGCGATGTAACTAGCAGAAAGGATGCTAACGATGGAATTTAAAATAAAAACGGGGGTTCCAATCCCTGACATTTCTTTGGGCAAGAAAAGGGGAAGGGGCAAGTGGCAAGTTTTGCTTTCGTCCATGTCTGAGGGCGATTGCGTTGATGTGCCTAACGGTTCTTACAACAGCATTTACGTTGCTGCGTCCCGTTTGGGCATTACTTTGATGAGCAGACGCGAGGCTGATGGTTTAGCTGATGGATTTGTTCGCATTTGGCGTGTGTCAGATGGATGATACTGTTCACATTCCTTACATTGTTGATCGTTTGGACGAGATTATTGATCTTTATGAAGCTGAGGATGATTCGTTAAGCGCGGTTGAGGAATTGCGCCGTGAGTTGATTTTCAACATGGGGGTTAATTCGTTGGCCCGACATAAAGATCAGGATCAGAAGATATTGGACGGGTCGTATGTTCCACCTGTCATTAAGCTGCGGGGTTTTCCAAATGATGGTTGATTGCCCTGAGTGTTCACATTCTGACCGTAAGGGTGAGGTAGAACACGAACAATTTGAGATGACTTCATACGGTGTTTACGAGCCGTTTGGGGTTTGGAAGACTTGCGAGAACTGTTCTGGTTCTGGTGAGATTGAAGCCGATTGAAAGGATGAATGTAATGGCTGATAAGAAGAAAAGAAACCTTACGCCTACGAAACGCTCTATGAGGCCGTGGACAGGTAAAGAGATTGATCAGTTGCTTGAGTATAGGGCAACGGGATTTAAGCACAGCGAGATTGGTGAGCTTATGGGTCGATCTACGAAGTCGGTCAATGTTAAAATGTCTAAGATAATGTCTAGGATACGTGCTAACGTTGATGCGAAGGATAATCCTGTTGAGGATTTGACACCATTCCAGAAAAATCTGGATTCGACGTTATTTGGGGACGTTTCCCCCGATGACAAGCCTAAGAAGCCCCGTAAGCCCCGCGCAACGAAGCTATCATTAACTCCGAAGCCTTTGGTTACGGATGCGTTTAACGTGCC